GAGAGAGACCCCCCTGCCTTTTCGTCCTGTTTATCCCCGAAGGTAGTAGAAACGGTTCACAAAGGCCCTATGACTGGTAATCTCTAGCAAAATGAAACTAGAACTGGTAGAAAACCAACCACCCCTTACGGGGGCTGTCATGCCTCGTTTACATACGCCATGGCTAAAAGGCGAATCTAAGGTAAATGCTATTATTGAACTAGCTGAGAAAATAGGCCAGCCCCTTTTAGAGTGGCAGATCGTAATTCTGCGCGATATGTGCGCCGTAGATGACAATGACCAATTTGTAAAAAAATCTAGCCTGCTTGTCTGCAGTCGTCAGTCTGGTAAAAGCCATGTGCTGCGTATGCGCGTATTAGCTGGGCTGTTCTATTTTGGCGAGATGAATATACTCATTATGAGTTCGCAGATGCTCATGGCATCTAAGTCGCTGGAGATCATGGCAGGCATAATTGACCGTAACGACTTTTTGCGCAGCCAAGTAAAAGGCGGCAATATTGAGAAAGCCTACAAGCGCACTAACGGCAATAACCGAATCATCTTAGAATCAGGCGCGGAAGTTCGAGTAGTAGCTGCGACTGCAGACTCTAGCCGTGGATTAACGGCCGATGTGGTTTGGATTGATGAGCTGCGCCATGTTGGTACAGAGGCGTTAGATGCTGTAAAGAGTACGACCTTAACGCGCCCTAATTCGCAGCGATTTTACACATCTAATGCTGGCTTTAAGGATAGCCACGTCCTAAACGATATGCGCGAAAGATCGTTGAACAAGCCGCCTAAGTCGGTGGGCTATTACGAGTACAGCGCGCACGATGGCTGCGATATATGGGATCGATCAGCATGGGCGATGGCTAACCCGTCATTGGGCTACCTAATTACCGAAGCTGCGATCGAGGAAATAGTAGCTACATCTGATTACAGCGCTGTAATGACTGAGAATCTTTGCAAGTGGGTAGGCACGGATCTATCACCTTGGACACCCGGCAGCTGGGAAGAGTGCGCCGATCCCGATCTAATTATGTCGCCCGGCATGTATTCAATGTTTGCTTTTGATATCGAGCCGCACTCTAAACGCCACGCAGCTCTAATGGCTGGGGCTATATTGCCCGATGGCCGCATAGGTATTAGCTTAGTTAAGACGTGGGAATCGGATCGCGCTATTGATGAGCTAAAAATTGCCGTAGATATTAAAGGCTACTGCGATGAGTGGATGCCTAAACAAGTGCTGTTTGATAAATATACAGGGCAGGCTATTGCCGACCGATTGCATAACTCAGGCGTAAAAATAGAGGACTGCTCAGGTTCACAGTTCTATATTGCATGCCAGACTTTCAAAGATTACATAGATAACAAGCGCGTAGTACACGGCGATCAAGAATTTTTAAACGAGTCTATGGATAACGTAGCCGCTAAAAGTAACGATCAGGCTTGGCGTATTATCCGCAAGCGCAGCAGCGGCAGCGTAGCCGCGCCGATCAGCGCAGCCATGCTAGTAATGCATCTATCTAAGCCGCTACAGGAAGCCAAGATATACGCCTAGCGACACGCCGAGCAGAATCGGTAATGTGCTTGACAATTTGAGAAAATCCCACCTATGGGATTACTGGAAACTTTAGGCTTTAAGGGTAAGGCAGAAGTTACTGCCCAATATGCCCCTGCCATTATGGATAGCACTTACGGTGCTGGCATGTACAGCTATAACAGCGGCCTTTCTAACTATGGTTATGGCGTTGCGATTGATCGCAATTTAGCTTTGCAAGTTGCCAGCGTTAGTCGCTGCAGAAACCTTATAGCGGGCGTAATCTCAAGCATCGATCTTGGCTTATATAAAAAATCTACAGGTAAAAAATTAGAAAGTCCGTTATGGCTAGATCAAATGGATATTCGCCAACCGCTTAGCGTGACCCTTGCATATTTGGTCGATGCCTTGCTGTTCTACGGCGTGGGCTACTTAAAAGTCCAGTCTATATATTTTGATGACCAACGCCCATCAGGTTTTGAATTTGTACCTAACACGCGCGTTACAGTAACTACAAATAAGTACGGCGATGAAGTTGAGTATTACACAGTAAATGGTGAACGCGTTCCCATGTCTGGTATTGGTTCGCTAGTTACATTTCAATCATTACTGCCCGGCGTATTACAAACTGGCGGCCGCACTATTCAAGCTGCGCTAGATATTCAAAAGGCTGCAGCAGTTGCAGCAGCTACGCCAATGGCAACTACAATCTTGAAAAATACTGGTGCTGATCTACCAGAGGCGCAGATCCAAGGCTTACTAGCTGCGTGGAAAGCCGCGCGTAATAATCGCAGTACCGCATATTTGACTAGCACTTTAGAGGCGCAAAATATTGGCTTTAGCCCTAAAGATATGACCTATAACGAGTCATCACAATATCTTGCTACTGAAATTGCGCGCTTAATGAACGTGCCGGCATATTACATAAGTGCGGATATGAACAATTCGATGACTTACCAAAATATTCTAGATGGCAGAAAAGAATTTGTAGCGTACTCATTACAGCCATTTATAAGTGCTATTGAAAATCGTTTAAGCATGGATGACTTAACTGCTCACGGCAACGTAGTGCGCTTTGCTATTGATGAAACTTTCTTACGCGCTGACACTATGGCGCGACTAGATGCAATAGAGAAAATGTTAAACCTAGGTTTGATAGATATAGGACAAGCTCAACAGATGGAACAATTAACGCCTAATGGATCAGGAGATACTGCAAATGTTGCACTTAACGTTTAATAACGCGATCGAGGCGGCCGATACTGAACGCCGCATGATCTCAGGCAAGATCGCGCCATACGGCGAAGTCGGTTATACATCCGCCGGGCCTGTTGTATTCGAACGCGGATCTATTTCAATTCCAGATGTAACAAAAATTAAATTGCTAATGCAGCATGACAGCACAAAGCCAGTAGGTCGCGCTACATATTCCAGCGATGATGAAAGTGGCATGTACGCATCGTTTAAGATTTCAAGTAGCAGCCGTGGACAGGATGCGCTTGTACTAGCTCAGGAAAACCTAGTGTCTGGCTTATCCGTTGGTGTGGATGTATCCGCATCGAAGCAGATGAAGGGATACCTGTTAGTTACCGCTGCAGTCCTGAAAGAGGTAAGCCTAGTGGAGTCGGCTGCCTTTGATTCAGCAGCCGTAACTGATATTGCAGCCGCTAAAGCTGCTTTAGAAGCAGCAAGTATGAAAAAGACAGTCATCCATACAGAGATGATTGAAACCGAAACCGAAACCGAAACCGAAAGCGAGGCAGCTGTGACTACAGCCCCTATTGAAACACCGGATATCCCGGCAGAAAAACCAGTCGAGGCTGCACCAGTTCAAGCAGCTCGCCAAATTATTCGCCCATCCGTATTAGACAGCCAGACAGTACGCACACCGATTACATCAATGGCAAAGTACACAGAGCATAAAATCAAGGCTGCCCTAGGCAACCAAGATTCAATGCTTTATGTAACAGCTGCAGATGATTCATTCAGCACTAACCCTGCATTTAGCCCAACACAGTACCTATCAGAATTTCCAACAAATACACGTTTTGGTACACCATCAATCGATGCATGTTCTCGCGGCGTATTGCCAGCAAGCGGCATGACAATTAACGTGCCATCACTTGTTACATCAGCAGGCGGACAGTCAGGCGTTGCACCAGTTGTAACAGTCGAGGCAGAAGCAGGCGCAGTTGCTAACACAGGTATGGTTACAGAATACCTATCAGGTACAGTTAATAAATATTCAGGTATGAACACAATTAGCATTGAATTGCTAGAACGTTCAGATCCTAACTTCTATGCTGAGCTAACACAGCAACTACAGAACGCTTACCTAAAGACACTTGACACAACAGTAAACGCTGCGCTAATCACAGCAGGTACAGTTGCGACAACAGCACAAGCTGCTACATCTGCAGGTATTATCGGTTACGCATCAGAAGCTGCTCGCCTTGTTTATGAGGCAACTGGTTACTACGCACAGAACTACATCGCCAATGGATCACAATGGCAGCTACTTATGGGTGCATCAGATACAACAGGTCGCCCAATTTACTCAGCATCACAACCAATGAACGCAGGCGGTTTAACTCAACCGGGTTCAATTCGCGGTAACGTACTTGGCCTTGATCTTTATGTGGACAAGAACTTTGCAGCAACTACAACAGTTGATGACTCAGCAATCATTCTTGCGCCTGAGGCATTCACCGTTTACCAGTCACCACAGGCTTATATGTCTGTAAATGTTGTTAGCAACCTACAGGTACAGGTAGCGATTTACGGCTACATGGCAACAATTGCCAAGATGCCTAAGGGAATTATCCGCTACAACTTCACCTAAGAAATAACCCTAATAGTCGGTGGGCGATTAGCCCTTTCGCCCACCGACCCCTACTAAGTAAGGAGTACCGATGCCAGCTAGTTACGTTACCGTAGCCGAGCTACGTGCCAATTTAGGTATCGGTACTCTTTATTCAGATAGTACGGTCGAGGAATGCTGCCAAGCTGCTCAGGATCAAATCAACAGTTTCCTTTGGTTTGATTCTGCGCCAGTAGTGGGTACTGCATTGGTAAGCAACGTTGCGACAGTAATGTTGGCCAACCCCGGATTATTTACAACAGGCGAAAGCGTGACCATATCCGGGGCTGGTTCGACATTTAACGGCACATACACAATTACTGCCACGTTGCCATTTAGCACAGGCACTACAAATTTATTGCCAGCATTTAATATGAATTTAAACTATTACCAGCAACCACAGGGTTATAGTTTTATTCAATACGCCAAGGTCGCAGCTGATGAAAACTTTAGGCGCGTAGTGCCATCAGGCGCAGCTGTAGGTGCTGATACAAAGACAGCAACCTACGTTAATACAGCAAGCGTTAGACAGGCGGCGATGATTTTGGCCGTAGATATATGGCAAGCACGTCAGGTATCCCAGACAGGCGGCGTAGGACTCGATGGCTTTAGCCCTAGCCCCTATCGCATGGGTAACAGCATGATTGGCAAAGTACGCGGCCTACTAGCCCCGTACGCTAGCCCGAATAGCATGGTGGGGTAAATGCCTACGGCAGCTATTACAACCCTGCGCAGCACCATCGCAACGGCTTTAACCAATAATGGCGTATGGTCAGTCTTTGCCTACCCGCCTGCAACTATCTTGGCTAACAGCTGCGTGGTATTACCGGCAGATCCGTATTTAACACCTAGCAATAACAGCTATATAACTATTTCGCCTATGGCTAATTTTAAGATTTTGCTAACCGTGCCCATGTTTGACAATCAGGGCAACCTGCAGGGCATTGAGGATTTCATCGTTGCAGCTTATACAAAACTAGCTGCATCTGATCTTGTATTTAATATAACCAGCGTTAGCGCGCCCGGGGTATTAAATGCTGATAGCGGCGACTTGCTTACCGCTGAGTTCACCATATCCATACTATCGAGCTGGAGTTAAACCATGTCATACACAGATGAGGATATTGCCTTCTTAATCAAAATTGGGCAGATCACAGAAGCACCAGTAAAAGAAACAAAAACCAAAGCACCCGTAACCGAGAAAATCGAGGAATAAACAAATGGCCGTATATTTAAATAATACAGTCGTTGTAACTCTTAACTCAGTAGCACTTACTGACCATGTTACATCGGCAACTATCAACCGCGTGTTCGATGAACTCGAAGTAACTGCTATGGGCGATACAGCTCATAAATTCGTTAAGGGTTTAGAGGCAAGCACAATTACTTTAGATTTCCTAAGCGACACAGCAGCAGCAAACGTAAACGCAACATTGCAAGCCGCGTGGGGTACAACAGTACCTATTACGCTAAAGCAGACAAGCGCAGCGGTATCAGCTACTAACCCGCTATACAGCACCACAATCCTAGTTAATAACACTACTGATATTAACGGCGCAGTAGCAGACATTGCTACTCAATCAATTACATTTACTTGTAATTCACCAGTTGTAATTACTACTACCTGATAAAAACAAAAGGGGCTAAATCATGGCAAAGTTAAAGATCACAAAGGCTGATGGATCGTTATCTGAACACCAGATAACACCATCGATCGAATACGCGTTTGAGTTGTACGCAAAAAAAGGCTTTCATCGCGCTTTCCGCGAGGATGAAAAACAAACCGATGTGTACTGGTTAGCGTGGGAATGTTTAAGAGCTGCTGGCGATACCGTGCCAATGTTCGGCGCAGAGTTCTTAAAGAGTCTTAAAAAGGTAGAGGTATTGGATGATGACCCGGAACTATAGGGCGTGACTCGTTTACTTACTTGATCGCACGGATCAGTTTGGAAACGGGAATACCGCCCAATGATTTGATAGCACTAGATAGCAGGATGTTTAAGGCATTAATGCAGGCGATGAAAGACAGGAATAAGGAGATTAAAGATGCCAGTACAGGTAAAAGGCGGCATTGAACTCCGTAAAGCCCTAAAGAAATTTACGCCTGATCTAGCTAAAGAAACGCAAGCAGAAATGGCTAGTTTGCTTAAACCTATTTCATCTAAAGCTAAGGGTTTTATTCCACGCCAAGCACCCCTATCAGGCTGGGGTAAAGCATCTACTAACGGCAAATTTCCAGTATGGGATGGCTCAACTGCTCGAAGCGGCGTTGGTTACAAGACCACACCTAGCAAGGTCAATAAGGCAGGCTTTCGAGCATTAGCCAGTATCAGAAATGCCTCAGCATCTGGTGCAATCTATGAAACTGCTGGGCGCGTAAATACCTCTGGCCGTGAACAAGCAAGAATGCGGGAAGTTGTAATACCTTATTATCGGCGCGATACCGGCGCTGGTGAATATCGTTACATGACTAGCACTAATAAGAAGTATGGCAAAAGCAATAACCCAGAGGCAGGCTCAATATTTATTCAAGCTATAAATCAGTACGGCACAATCGTAGATGCTAATAACCAGACAGGCGCAGGCCGTAGGTCACGCAAGATGAAAGGCCGCGCAATCTTTCGCGCATGGAAAGAGGATGGCGGCAAGACAAACGCAGCTGTCATTAAAGCGATCGAAGTATCGCGGGATAAATTTAACAAGGCTGTGGGGTATAACTAATGGCCGTTGATCCATCAGTAAGAATTGATATAGCCGCCGAGTTCACTGGCAAAAAGGCATTTAAACAAGCAGATACATCTACACAGAAACTTACAAAAAGTGTCAAGTCACTAGCTAGTGGTTTAGGCTTGGCTTTTAGCACTAGAGCCATAGTTAATTTTGCTAAGCAATCTGTTAAGGCGTTTGCCGAGGATGATGCGGCAATTACCGTGTTACGGCAAAATCTAAAAAACTTAGGCTTGTCTTATGAAAGTGCAAATGCTGAGAACTTTATAGGAAACCTTGAAAAACAAACAGCTATTTTTGATGATGAACTAAGACCAGCTTATTCAAAATTAGCTAAAATTACATTATCAGCGGCTAAGACTCAGGAGTTGATGGCCTTAGCGGTCGATCTAGCTCGGTCTAATAGTCTGCCATTTTCAGATGTTATTAACACTTTATCCCGTGCCTACGTTGGAAATTACAAAGGGTTAAAAGCATTAAACATTGGTTTAACCGATGCTGAATTAAAGACAAAAAACTTTGCCGAGATACAGGCAATTCTTATTAAGCAAAGCAAAGGTGCTGGTAAAGCCTACATTGATACCTTTGCTGGCTCTATTGATAAATTGTCGGTAGCATCGGCTAACGCAAAAGAAATAATAGGCGAAGGCTTAGTAGATTTATTCAAAGACATAGCTGGTAATGGTGACATAGATAAAGCTACTGAGAACGTAATCAGTTTGGCTACAGCTGTAAGTGACCTATTAAAAGATTTAGATAAATTAACGTTACTTGATTATTTTGGTGTTTTTCTTACTGGCAGTATTACTCAAGAAACGTTTGATAAATTAAACGTAAAACCCGGTGGTGGATTTACCGATTCACAAAATGCTGCTCGACTTGCTGCTGAAAAACAAGCACGGCTTACTGCGGCTGCGGCTGCTGCCAAGTTAGCAGCTGATAAAAAGATTGCTGCTGCCACTGCTGCTGCCAAGATCGCAGCCGATAAAAAAGCTGCTGCTAACGCATCCAAACTAGCCAAAGCACAATCAATATTTAATATGGAACAAATTCAGATCGAAGCTGCGTTAAAAGGCAAGATTTCAGAAAATGAAAGACTGCGCCTAGAGTTACAGCGCGCAATACTTAATGATGACTTTGACTTAGCCGAGAAATTACAAAAGCAATTAGAGGCATCACAGCGGGCTATCGGTGCTTTACAGGGGCAACTACAGAGCATTAAACCAGCCGCTAATCCTTTTGACTTATGGATAAAATCCTTAGAGCAAATCCAACTATCTTTAGAAAAACTTTATAAAACCGATGGTGGAAAAATTGTGCCTTTTGTGGGTAAAGACACAACTAATATGAGCACTGATGAGTTAGTAGCTTATACACAAGAAACTGCTGATGCAGCTACATTGGCTGCTATAGAGGCTGAGAAAACGGCAGCCTACGCTGAAACCTTTGCCAAACTAATGGCTTCTGGCTCTAGCACTTTTGCTGGCTTGGCTTCGGCCGTTGATACTAAATATAATTACAACTTTGGCGATATGAGTGATGTCATACCAACAGGCGGCCAAACGGCTTTTTCAAGCGGCAGCTCAGTTACAGTAAATGTACAAGGTTCAGTATTAGATGGTAATGATTTTGTAGATATTGTTAATAACGCTTTGCTTAACTCACAAAGGCAAGGCCGATCACAGGTCGCAGCTGGGGCGTTACCATGACCGTACCAACGATTAATGCCGTTATTAACTTTTCAACCGGGCCAAGTTTTGCTCAAGCATTTATTATTGGCGAAGGCATACTGGGTACAAATATCTTGGCAGACTCAGCTGCGCTTATAGTCGATGTAAGCGATGTTGTAGATAGCGTAAGTACCAAGCGCGGCCGATCAGCTACAGCCGATGAATTTCAAACAGGTACGCTGACCCTGCGCATCGTGGATCAAAATGGCGACTTTAACCCGCAAAACCCAAACAGCCCTTACTTTACCTATCTAACACCTATGCGTAAGGTATCTATATCGGCTACATCGCTAGGCGTTACCTATCCAATGTTCAGTGGGTTTATTACAAGCTACACAACCACTACCCCGCAAAACGCTAACGATGTTGTGTACACGGTTATAACAGCGGTTGATGCCACGCGCCTAGCCCAAAATGCCCAGATCAGTACGGTTACAGGTGCGACTGCTGGCGATCTAAGCGGCACAAGAATTAACCAAATCCTTAACACTATTGGCTGGCCTACATCGATGCGTGATGTTGATGCTGGTTTGACTACTTTACAAGCAGACCCCGGCACTGCGCGTACTGCCTTAGCAGCTTTAACTACTGCCACTAATAGCGAATACGGCGCAATTTATGTAGATGCATCGGGATCGTGGACTTTCCAAGATCGCACCGTGACGGTAGCAAGTGTTGCTGCTACGCCTACCGTGTTTAACGATAACGGTACAGATATTGGATATGCCAATGCCGTATGGCGTTTAGATGACACCTTGGTATTTAACCAAGCCAATATTACGCGTACGGGTGGCAGCGTTCAATCATCGACTAACGCAGCTAGTGTGGCTAAATATTTTGCTCACACTTACAATCAGCAAAACTTACTTATGCAGACCGATGCGGTGGCGCTGGATTATGCCCGTGCTTACGTTGCCAGCCGTGCCGAAACCAGCGTTAGATGCGATGCCATCGAGTTAGACCTTTACACAGACAACTATGCCAATGGCGTACTAGCTGCCCTTGATCTTGATTTTTTTGACCCAGTAACTATTACTACAAATCAACCCGGTAGCTCAACCCTAACTAAGACACTACAAGTATTCGGCGTAGCTCATACAGTCACACCGAATAAGTGGCGCACAACCTTTACAACTTTAGAGCCTGTCATTGACGGGTTTATTATTGGTTCAACCAGTTTTGGAGTTTTAGGAACAAATGTACTTTCATACTAGAGGAGATAAATAAATGGCTACAGGATTCCCAGCAATTACGGGTGACGTGCTTACCAGTTCAATGTTCAATGGACTTGTGGCATTTACCCTTAATGCTCAAACAGGCACTACCTATACAGCGGTATCAACCGATCAGTATCAAACGTTAGTAACGATGTCTAACGCATCGGCTAACGCGTTTAAGATACCTACTAACGCATCTGTGGCTTTTGCTACTGGCACGGTTATTACGGTTATGAATATTGGCGCAGGTG